CGCCTTACAGGGCCTCTCGTTTGACATGGGCATTATGCCATGCGATAATATAGGCATGGTGGAAATATATCTTTCCGTCATATCAAAACTTAAATGCATTTAAAAATGCGAGGAGATTGCTATGTATACGATCAACAAAACAGATGCACCAAACCCACTTAACGTACGCGGTCGTGGTAGCTACTGGCGTGACTTGTTCGAGAAGATGACGCGCAACGATTGGATACGTATTCCAAAAGAGCATCATGGCAGGGCATCAGCGGCGGCAAGCGCGTACCTCAAAGGTCGATACTCTTTGTATCGTATTGATGATGGGTCGAGCGACTACTGCTTGTTGAAGTTACGATGATATTACTAACGAAAGAACAACGCCGCGCACTGTTGCGTGTGTGGCAACGTGGTGGATCAGGCCTGAGTTACCTACAGTTTAGGCGTAGTGTTCAGTCTGGTTTTTGTATGGATGGTGCAGTCGTAGTGCCGTGGTGTGGTATGTGGCTCGCCATTGAGACTGATGGTTACACCCATAGTTAAGGAGTAAGTGATGGTTAGTGTATCCAAGATGAGTGGTAAGTTAGCGGGTATCCCTGCTATCAATACCAACACGGCGACCAATGCGTACTGTGTCAAGCAGTACAAGAGTGGTGGAAAGGACAACATCTGCACGATGTGTTACAGCCAGCGAATGCTGAGCACCTATCGTAAGAATTGTCAACCATCATTCCAGCGTAATAGTGACATACTCAGTAGTGATAGGGGTGTTGACATACCTAAGATCAACGCTGCATTCGTGCGGTTTCATGGTCACGGGGAGCTTATCAATGACACCCACTTCCTCAATCTGTGTGACATAGCGGAGAGTAATGGTCACTGTACGTTTGCACTGTGGACTAAGCGAGTTGACATAGTGCGTCCGAACAGGCATCATGTACCTGAGAATATGATTCTTGTTTACAGTAATCCAAAGATTGATAACGTGATGCGTAAGCCACCGCGTGGTTTTCATCGCGTGTTCAATAACGTCACTAAGAAGTATCGTGGTGACGCGAACTGCACAGGGCAGAAGTGTATCGACTGCCAGTTGTGCTACAAGTTCGACACGGCTTCGGTCATTGTCGAACACGTTAAATAAATTAACTGGAGTTAAAATCATGGGTTGGAGAAGTAGCGAAATTGAAGTGTACCACTGCATTGATCTGTCTGATTATGACGATGAGATCATGGAGTATGTAGAGCCTGACAACATCAGCGATGCGCTTGAACTGCTAGAGCGGTGGGGTTATAGTGATGGTGACGTAATAAAGCATCTGCTTGAAGAACCTGATGCATTCTATCGTATGGTAGAGGAATCACTCACGGTGGAGACTGCACTGGCACTGGTCAAGGATGTGTACGAGTTGGGTCAGGGTATCCAACAGCGTAGGCTTGATGCCAAGGAGAACCAGATCAAGGAGTTGAAGCAGAGGGTTGACGATCTGTTGGCGTTGAACCATACTGTAATCACCGAACAGAAGGAGGAGACTACTGATGAGTCCTGATCTACTGACAGAACTGCGTAACTTTAGGCAGAACTTGCGTGATCTCAAGGCTGACAACCTGAGAGAGATGCGTAGGTACAAGCGTGATAGGTTTGATACTAGCTTAGGATCTTTCATGCATGGCATGGCATTGGGTAAGACAGCGGCGCTGGAACACCTTGATCGAATGATAGGTGTGCTGGAGGGAAGAGATGATACACAGAACATTTGATGCGGAGCTTGACTGCCCGTGGATGACAGTATGTGCCACGATCAAGTACTCGTTTGACGAGATGACAGGTATGGTTGATGATTACTTCATACGAGTACGTGGTCAGCCTGTTACTGATTGGTTCAACTCGTCTTACATTTATGATCTTATTGCAGATGACATGGAGGAAAGAGAATGAGTATTCATACATTTGATTTATCTTTACCTGAGTATGCAGCACCGTGCGAACGGCCTGTTGTTCAGACACTGATAGACTTACTGCTAAGGGAAGGTGGTGTGGTGTCTGTCTACGACGAAGAGGAGGTAGCCATACACAAATCCAGCGACAAGACTGAGATACTAAAGTCAATGTCACAAACAGGGTGGGACACCGTGGAGAGTTACCATCATGACGGTGATCTGCGTGGTTGGTTCTCGTTGATCTACAACAACGGGTCAGAGCAGGAGCCTATGATTGTTATCTCTGACTACAGCGTGAACGATTGGACGGAGAATGTGTACCGTAAACTAGACGAAGCCTTTGGAGGGTATGAGCTATGAGTTACTACATCAAGCCAGTTACTGAGTTGAAGCCGGGACGTATGGCTGTGTACCGTGTGGTCAAGAGACTGCGTGACTTCAAACCAGAAGACGGAGTGGAGTACATGGTGTTCAAGAGTAGGAAGGCAATGCAGACTGACTTCTTTGTTGACCTGTACTGTGCTAAGAATGGTAAGCTGGTCAAGCTAAAAGACAGATCAATGATGAGGTTCTAACATGAGAGATGGTATGACACACGCGCAGATAGCTGAGATACTAGGCGTATCGCGTGAGACAGTACGCAACATAGAACGTAGGGCGCTGTGGAAACTCAAGCGGTCAGGAAAACTGGACAAGTTCTTGTGTCTACTTGATATGCAGGTTGAGCATTACCACGGTGAGAAGGGACGGAGAGTTAAGCAGTGTGAATAGTACATTGCCTTTTTCTTTTGGAATGTGTTATACTCTCTATATAGATAACTAAGTATTACTATTATTATTAATACTATTACTAATACATAGGAACTACATAGTATGACTAAAGATGAAATGATTGACGAGTTGATTGAGTACGAGTTGCAGGGTGTACCTGCGTTGGAGTTGATACGGATGTACATTCAGATTACCCGTGCTATGATGAGTGAGGAGTTGAGTCACGATGAAGTACTCGACAAGTACACAGAAATATTTGGAGATGGGGAGGCACTACACTGATGGCGTTTGTCAAGCTGCACCAGCAATGTGAAGACTGCGGTTCTAGTGATGCACTGTCATACAACGAGGATGGATCTAGCTATTGCTTTGCTTGTGCTAAGTTCACCCCGTCAGAGGACACAGGAGGCTCTGTGAGCGACATTAAGGAGAGGGTAGTACCCGGACAAGGGTTCAACAAAGCGGCCTTCTCAGAGCCATACAAGGGCTATCAGGACAGGGCGTTGACTGCTACTACGATGGCGGCTTACTCAGCACAGCAACATGCGGGTAACATTCTGTTTGGATACCACACAGCACAGGGTGAGCTAGTCGCAGTGAAGACTAGGTATCCTGATAAACAATTCAAGATCGCAGGGGATTGGAAGAAGGCTGGACTGTATGGTCAGCACCTGTTCCCTAGCGGCGGTCAATACATAACCGTAGTGGAGGGAGAGTTCGATGCCTTGGCAACCTATCAAATGTTTGGTGGCAAGTATCCTGTTGTGTCTATTCGTAATGGTGCCCAAGGTGCTGCTGCTGATTGCCGCAGATCCTACGACTTTCTGGATCAGTACGATAATATTATCTTTTGTTTTGACAACGATGATGCTGGCAGGTCTGCTGCTCTAGAGTGTGCTGATATCTTTGGTGGCAAGGCTCGCATCTATCATCACGGTGAACACAAGGATGCATGTGACTACCTACTGAACGCAGACAAGGATGACTTTGTTAAGCGGTGGTGGGCGGCGAAGACCTACACGCCTGATGGCATGGTGATGCTGGGTTCTCTGCGTGAGTCACTGAAGACACCATTGGAGGAGGCAGAGGTACGCTACCCGTACAAGGGACTAGATGACATGACGTTTGGTGTACGCCCGACTGAGCTTGTCACCATCTGTGCTGGCTCTGGTCTGGGTAAGTCTACGTTCATGCGTGAGCTAGTGTTCTCCATCCTTGGACAGACCAACGACAGGGTGGGCCTAGCCTTCCTTGAGGAGACACCTGACCGTACTGCCCGTGGTCTAGTGGGACTACAGATCAACAAGCCTATCCACCTTCCGGGCTGTGACTACTCAGCCAGTGAGGTAGACCAAGTGTTCGACAGTCTCAACCTTGATGACCGTGTTGTGCTGTGGGATACCTTTGGATCAAACAAGATAGAGAACGTGTTGGCTAGGTTCAGGTATCAGATCAAGGTGCTGGGTGTGCAGTACATCGTGCTGGATCACATCTCAATACTGGTGTCGGATCAGGAGAATGGTGATGAACGCAAGGCTATTGACGAGATCATGACCAAGCTACGTATGTTCTGTCAGGAGATGCGCGTGTGTATGTTCATCGTGTCACACCTACGCAGACCTGAAGGTAAGGGACATGAGGACGGTGCATACACCAGCCTTGGACAGCTACGTGGTTCAGCAGCGATAGCACAACTGAGTGACATCGTGTTAGGATTAGAGCGTAACGCACAGGCAGAAGATCCTATGGTACGTAACACCACCAATGTGCGTGTACTCAAGAACAGATTCAGTGGAATGACAGGCCCAGCTACGGCGCTGATGTATAACAAAGATACGGGGAGGCTCACTGAGATTATTGAATGAGGTGCAAAGCGTGTGACAAGATCATGACGAACTACGAACTGACCAAGAAGTTTAGTGGCAGTGGTGAGTTTGTTGATTTGTGTAATGAGTGTAGTCGTTTCCTTGTTGACGATGACTTGACAGCAATGGGTAACATAGACTATGCTGACCTATATGACCTAGAGGAGTTACGTTATGTCGAGGATGAGCAATTGGATTATGCAACAGGAACAGAACATGGAGATGAGGGAGAGTGGTCATGAACTTACAAAAGGACAACAGCTTGATCTCACCTACTACGAATACTGTGTTTCTAGACATAGAGGCAGACGGCCTGAACCCTACGAAAATACACTGCGTGGTTACCAAGAGATCGAACGAAGCTCACTTGACTCACTTATCTAGACGGAGCTTGATGGATGAACTGGCAAAAGGTGGCAAAGTATGTGGACACAATCTTATTGGTTATGATCTTCCTGTTATGCGTAAACTGTGGGGCATCCGTATACCAGCACATAGAGTTGTCGATACGCTAGTACTGTCACGCCTGTTCCACCCTGACCTAGATGGTGGTCACAGCCTAGCTGCATGGGGTACTCGCCTTGGCTTTGCTAAGGGTGAACACAACGAGTGGGATGAGCTATCGCCTGAGATGATTGAGTACTGCAAGCGTGACGTTGATGTGACTCAGCGCCTGCACGATGCACTTATGGCACAGATGCAGATGTTTGGATTCAGTCAACACAGTGCTGACCTTGAACACAGCGTTGCGTTTATCTGTAAGGATCAGGAAGACAATGGCTTTGAGTTTGACAGGGACGGTGCAGTCAAGCTGTATGAAGAACTGACTACTCGTATGCACAGGATTGAGACTGACTTACAGCGTGTGTTCCCGCCCATAGTAGAGGAGAGATACAGTGACAAGACAGGTAAGAAACTCAAGGACAAAGTTACGGTATTCAATGTCGGTAGTAGACAACAAATTGCAGAGCGGCTTGCTGGCAAGGGCGCTGTGTGGAAGGAACTCACTCCCGCAGGAAAACCGAAAGTCGATGAGGCGACTCTTAAAAAGCAGACTGATATTCCCGAAGCAAAGATTATTCTCCGTTACCTTCTCTGCCAGAAACGCGCCTCTCATGTGGACTCGTGGATTAAAGCAGTGGGCGAAGACAACAGAATACATGGCAGAGTCAGGCACATCGGCGCTGTCACCGGACGGATGGCACACTCCTCTCCGAACATGGCTCAGATACCTGCTGTAAGGGCTGAGTATGGTAAGCAGTGTCGTGAGTTATTCAACACACCTGAAGGCCGTGTTCTGGTTGGTGCTGATGCCAGCGGTCTTGAGCTACGTATGCTTGCACACTACATGGATGATGAATCCTACACCAACGAGATACTATCAGGTGATATACACACAGCTAACCAGACAGCCGCAGGATTAGAGACAAGGGATCAAGCTAAGACATTCATCTATGCATTCCTGTATGGTGCAGGCGACGCCAAGATAGGCAGTGTTGTAGGTGGTAGTGCTGCTCATGGTAAGAGACTCAAGGCAGCGTTCCTAGAGAACACACCCGCGCTGGCAAAGCTACGCTCAGAGGTTATGTCTGATGCAGAGACAGGGTTCCTTACTGGTCTGGATGGCAGACGTATACGTGTACGTTCACAACACGCCGCACTGAACACACTACTGCAGGGCGCTGGCGCTGTGGTAATGAAGCAAGCAATCATTATTCTTTATGACTTACTGGCTCGTGTTGACTTCAAGCTGGTAGCACAGGTTCATGATGAGTGGCAGATAGAGTGCCGCCCAGAGGATGCAGACTTCATTGGCAAGTCATGCGTCAACGCAATGGTATTCGCAGGCGAAGTCCTGCAACTGAACTGTCCGTTAGACGGAGAGTATAGAGTTGGTAATAGTTGGGCAGATACCCACTAGCACAATTCTATTTTTTGTGGTATAATATTATGGTAAGTTTAACTAGCAGGAGAAATGCTATATGTCTGACCAAGCACCTAATGTAATGGTTAACTGTGATCTGTTCTGGCCTAACCTAACTCACAAGAATGAGTTGGCTGGTAAGTACACTGTTGACCTTGCTAATCTTTCTGAGGCTGCTGTAACTGCGTTGGAAGATATGGGATTAAACATTCACAACAAGGGAGATGAACGTGGAAACTACATCACCTGTAAATCTAACAACAAGTACAGAGCCTTCAACCCTGACGGATCAGAGTTGCTTATCAAGGGACGAACACCACGAGATGACATGGATGACACAGAATCAGGAGTCACTGTGGGTAATGGTTCCAAGGCTAAATGTCTCATCGGGTACTACGATTGGGAATACCTCAAGAAGAAAGGTCGTAGTGCCACACTCAAGCGTCTTGTAGTTAGTGACGTTGTTGAGTACGCACCTGAGATCGAAGAGATGGATGCTCTGTGATACTGGTCGATGGTGATATGCTGGTGTATCGTGTAGGGTTTGCCTGTGACGAAGAGACTGAAGACGTTGCGACACAAACCCTAGACAACTACCTGTCCGAGATGGTCATGGATTTGTCTGAACACTACACATCCAGCGTTGTATACCTTACGGGTAAGGGTAACTTCAGGGACGAGGTTGCCACTACCCAACCCTACAAAGGTAATCGTGATAACAAGCGAGTGCCGGTACACAAGAATCTGCTACGTGACTACATGGTATCTGAGTGGAATGCACAGGTTGTCAACGGTATGGAAGCTGACGATGCTATTGCAATCAAGGCAACTGAGCTAGACCACGATGTTATCATCTGTTCACTGGACAAGGACTTCAAGCAGATCCCTTGTCGTATGTATGACTACACCAAGAAAAACTTAAATGCATTTAACTCTGATGACGCTATGCGGTGGCTATACAAGCAGGCGTTGATGGGTGATCGTGTAGACAACATACCGGGAATACATGGCATCGGCCCTAAGAAAGCTGACAAGATCATTGACCCTTGTACAACAGAGTGGGAGTGTTACAGTACTTGTCTTACTCACTATTGGGACAACGAACTGGATGAGGACAGGCTACTAGAAAGCTTACAACTTCTGTACCTGTTACGTTCACCTGATGATAAGTACGAGAAGCCAAGTGAAATATGATTCCAAGTTTGAGAAAGCAGCCCATGAGATTATGCAGGGCTGTGAGTACCATCCAGAACAACGCATCTTTTATCTTGTTCCTAAACACTACGAGCCTGACTTTGTTTATACACACCGTGGTAAGACATGGTACATAGAAGCAAAGGGCAGGTTCCGTACATCTGAGGAGGCGCGTAAGTATGTCATCATCGCGGAGACACTTAGCCCAAAGGAGGAGTTGGTATTTCTCTTCCAACGAGCTAAGACCCCAATGCCGGGATCACGAAGAAGAAAGGACGGTACACGTTACACAATGGAAGAGTGGGCAGAGAAGCATGGATTCCGTTGGTACACTCTTGACACAATACCTACAGGATGGAGAAGATGAGACACTTAATAATACCTGACACTCAGATCAAACCAGAGCATCCTATTGACCATATGCTGTGGGCAGGACGCTACGCAGCAGCAATCAAACCTAACACCATCATTCATCTGGGAGATCACTGGGACTTCCCATCGTTGTCATCATACGATGTGGGTAAGAAGTCGTTTGAAGGTAGGCGTTACTCTGCTGACGTAGAGGCTGGCAACGAGGCTATGCAGGTGTTCATGGACTGCATCAGGGCAGAGCAGTCTCGTATGCGTAGGATGAAGAAGAAGGTATGGAAGCCTCGCCTTATCTTTACTCTTGGCAATCACGAGCAACGGATTGAACGTGCGGTAGAGAACGATGCCAAGTTAGAGGGACTAATGAGTTATGAGGATCTTAATCTCAAAGGTTGGGAAGTATATCCGTATCTTCAGCCAGTTATTGTGGACGGTATTGCTTATTGTCACTTTTTCACTAGCGGTGTCATGGGCAGGCCAGTTACTAATGCAAAGCTACTGCTCCAAAAGAAACATATGTCTTGCGTCATGGGACACGTACAAGACAGAGACATTGCCTTTGACAGAAACGCCGCAGGAAAAAGAATGACAGCCTTGTTTGCTGGTATCTATTATCAGCACGACGAGGAGTACCTGAACCCTCAGACTAATGGATCATGGTCTGGGTTGTGGGTATTCAACGAGGTAGACAACGGCACGTTTGATGAGATGCCTGTGTCTATGTCTTATCTACGGGGGAAGTACGGTGCTAACTCTTGACGAGATACTTGAACGGATAGCTAAACGCTACGATGAGATCACAATCATGGAGGCGTTAGAGATTACGTCTGAAGAGTTGGTTGAACGGTTCGCTGACAAGGTGGACACTAACAGTTGGAAGTTTGACCTAGAGGAAGAAGATGTCTATTAACGATGCAACACCAAAGCAATGGGACACAGCGGTAGGTAAGCTGTACCATCCTCAAGACAGCCACAACCCTGTGACTCAACCCGATCACTACAACAAAGGGGCCATCGAAGCTATTGAAGCAATCAAGGCGTCTATGCACCCGCAGGAGTACAAGGGCTACCTCAAGGGTAACTGCCTGAAATACCTTTGGAGGTACGAGTACAAGAACGGGGTAGAGGATCTGCGTAAGGCTAGGGTCTATCTGGATTGGTTGATTAAAGAAGTTGCCTTATGAAGATAGTAGAAGGTAGGTTTGGAAAGAAAGAAGAAACAAGTATTAAAACATCTGAGTTTCTCGCAGCCCTAGCTATGCGTAGCAAGGAGTACGAAGACGAAGACAAACCAGTTAAGTGTGTTGTTGTGATGTATGAAGACGGAGAATTGTTTGAAGTCACAGCCACCGAACAATACCCAGATGGTGTATACTTGCTTCTTGGATTAGCACAAGCCGCAATAGTAAACGAAACGCTGGGAATAACTTAGTGAATGGAAAGCCCTTGCATAAAGCTTTGTAAGCTAGTCAACGGTAAATGTGCAGGATGCCACCGAACACAGGAAGAGATTGCTAAGTGGACACAGTACACACATAAAGAAAGGAGTACCATACTTGGACGCATATCAACAGTACATACACAAGAGCCGCTACGCACGATACCTACCAGAAGAAAACCGTAGAGAAACGTGGGAAGAAACGGTCAACCGATACCTTAACTTCTGGGTAGACAAGGGACACCTCAACGACTTTGACGTATCAGAGTTGTTCAAAGCTATTCACGATCTGGAAGTCATGCCCTCTATGCGAGCGTTGATGACAGCAGGTGAAGCACTGGATCGTGACAACGTAGCAGGGTTTAACTGTAGCTACCTACCTATTGACCACCCCAAAGCATTTGATGAGATGATGTACGTCCTCATGTGTGGTACAGGTGTAGGCTTCAGTGTAGAGCGGCAGTACATAACCAAACTACCAGAAGTAGCGGAGACATTCCATGCAACCGACACAGTTATTAATGTTGCAGATTCGAAGATCGGATGGGCGAAATCGTTTAGGGAATTGGTATCACTGCTGTACTCAGGTCAGATTCCCCAATGGGACGTTAGCAGAGTTAGACCTGCAGGTTCCACGCTCAAGACTTTCGGAGGTCGTGCAAGTGGTGCTGAACCTCTCGTCGATCTATTCCGATTCACAGTTGAACTCTTTCAAGGAGCTTCTGGACGAAAGCTTACATCCATTGAGTGCCACGATCTTTGCTGCAAGATTGCTCAAATCGTCGTCGTTGGAGGAGTCAGACGTAGCGCCCTCATCAGTCTCAGCAACCTCACAGATGACCGCATCCGACGATGTAAGTCAGGACAATGGTGGGTAGACAATCCTCAACGTGGGCTGTCTAATAACTCAGCGTGTTACACAGAGAAGCCTGACTTTGAGGCTTTCTTGAACGAATGGACAAGTCTATATGAATCACGATCTGGCGAACGAGGTGTCTTTAGTAGAGTGGCAAGTCAAAAGCAAGCTGCACTCAATGAGCGAAGAGATGCTACCTATGATTTTGGAACTAATCCATGTAGTGAAATCATCCTCAGACCCTACCAGTTCTGCAACCTATCTGAAGTTGTTGTCAGGCCATCCGATACGCTCGCTAGTCTCAAACGAAAAGTACGCCTTGCGTCTATCCTTGGAACTTTACAGGCTACCCTCACAGACTTTCGATACCTCCGAAACATCTGGCGAGTAAACACAGAGGATGAGGCACTGCTAGGTGTATCACTAACAGGCATCATGGATCATCCGTTGTTGTCTGGGCGTGAGGACAAGAACAAACTCAAGAAGTGGCTTACGGAGATGCGTAATGAAGCTATCGTTACCAATGAGCAATGGGCTAAGAAGCTGGGCATTAACCCTTCTGCAGCGATCACTGCGGTTAAGCCTAGTGGTACTGTTAGTCAGCTGGTCGATAGTGCTAGCGGCATCCATCCTAGGTATAGCAATCAGTATATTAGACGAGTTCGTGCGGATAGCCGTGACCCGCTTTGCGGGGTCCTAGAGGACGCTGGTGTCCCTGTGGAGGACGATCTAATGTCTCCTACTACCAAGGTATTCTCCTTTCCTGTTGCATCTCCTGAAGGCGCTGTGACAGCCTCAGACATGGGTGCTATGGAGCAGTTAGATCTGTGGGAGATATATCAGGACTACTGGTGTGAGCATAAGCCATCTATGACTTGCTACTACCGTGATGATGAGTTTCTTGAGGTGGGGCAGTGGTTGTACAACAAGTTTGATAAGGTGTCAGGTATCAGCTTCCTACCTTACTCAGACCATACGTACCAACAAGCACCATATGAACCTGTTGATAAGAAAACATACAACCAGTTAGCTAAGGACTTTCCGAAAGAGATATCGTGGGATATAGAAGAGGCCAGCGATATGACTGAGGGGTCACAACAACTGGCCTGTACAGGTGACAACTGTGAGCTTTAATCCTCTAGGATAACACCCAGTGACTTGCCCACTATCGGAAGAGCCTTAATTGTATCGTCCGGTAGTGGGTTAGGTACTTCACCTGCTCCTACCGCTCTTGCTACATCAGCAATATCTTCTAATACGTTAGCAGGAAGAGTAGCGCCTACTGGTGGTAATATGTTGTTCATAAACGCTGTTGCAGGATCGCTCATAAACTTGTCATAGCCGTAGTCGTTAGCGCCCATTGCACCAAACGTAAGAACAGAACCTACCTGATACAATGCGCCCATAGCAGCCTGCTCTGGATCTGGTGCTTCTCCTTTAACTACTTGTCGCGCTTCATTAACAAGACCATAACCTCCACCAGACAGAACCATGTACCTTGCTGCATTTTGCAGGGCTTCTTTCTTGTTACCTGCCTGCCACTCTTTAATGATCCTGCGCTCCATCAAATCAAATTGCTTGATTGCAAAACCTTTGAGCATATAGAACAAACGAGCATTAGGATTAGCAAGACCAAACGCAGTCTGTGCAGCGGCGTTGATAGGCTGTAGCCTAAACAAATCAAACATAACAAGATCACGTACCAACTCACTGTTAGTGTTACCAGCAGCTATGTCTCGCTTCAGTTGGTCAAGCTCTGGCTTGCTGAAACTGTACTGCCACTTAGTATCAAACGATCCGTTGTTAATGTCTTGCCTTGCCTTACGGAACGAAGCGCCCATGATCCTGCTCTTACCGAACTGATCCAGCTTGGAGAAACCTGACCAGTTCATAGACCACTCAAGTAGTGACTCACTAGCTTCCGATAGGTTTTCTAAGAACTTATTACCGCTAATCTTCTCACCTAGTAGTTTTTGATCTGTTCCTTTACGAGCCTTACGGACAAACTCACCAAAGACCTGCCTTGCTAGGCCCATGTCAGACGGGCTAAAGTTAATACCATTACGTCCAAACAAAGCACCAAGTACATTACCCAGACCCAACTCAAACGATGCGTTGAACAGGTCATGTACGTTCATCAAAGCGCCGTAGGGGTTAGCAATAGTACCTACGTAGCCAAGACTACGAATCATTTCTAGCTCGTGGGACATACCCTTGTTGGCGTTGATACCAAGGTCATCAATGATCTGCTTGGCGTTAGCAATCTGAGTATCAGACAGTCCCTCTCGCTTCAGAGCCTCTTCAATGATCCTGTCATCAAACAGCTTAAACGTGCCTGCTTCCTTTGCCGCTGTTTCTTCAAGAGTCTTTTTACCTTGAGCAACAAGAGGTTTACCTGCAGTACGGAAACCTAGCTGTTTACCTAGCTCCATCCTTGTAAGGGTTTGACGCTGCCATCTCCAATGAGAATCAAAGATGTTCTCGTACTCTTTCTGTTTGTCAGCAGACGCTTTTGCATTTTTCTTACGCCACTCTGCCATTGAAGGACGTTGAATATTTTTAGAAGCAGCATCCTCTGCCTGTGCTTGTCCTTTCTGCCTAAAAGATCTAAGACTTGAATCCTTAGCAGTTGACGTTACGTTAGAGTGCATCCACAAACGAGACAGATCACCTGCCGTAACCTCTCTACGATACCTGCTAGAAAACTCTAGGCTGTCATCAAAGAATTGATTGAGCCTACCTTCAGCATCCTTGCCTATCTTATTCTTGGCAATGTTGATAGCTACCTGTAGTTGCTTCTCTCTAAACTCTTGAGTCAAACGGTTATTCATTACGTCTAGCAACGCATCGTTAAACTTAACATTAGCCTGAGCTAGTTCGCGGAACGGCTCCATACCCTTCCACATCTTATCCAGCGCAGTCTGCCCACGAACAACACGGTTCATGCCACGAATAATACGTTGAGAAAAAGACTTACCTACTGTCTCTTCAGCAAGCGTAGCCAGCGGAGAAGCCAAACGTCTTAGCTTAACAATAGTACTCTGAGCTTCAGGGATGGTTATGTTCTTGTCTGCCGCCAGCCTACCTGTAGTCATGTCAAGCAAGTCCTGACGCAACAAGGCTAACTCTTCTAGGTTCTCAAACGGCTCGTTGATAGCCTCTCGTAGTTCTGTGATCTGCTTATTAGAACGATAAACCTTGTTTAGCTGCTTCATATTGACGCCCATCTCAATAGCAGCGTCACGCATACGAGTAAGCATACTACCTAGTTCACTAGGCAAAGCGCCTTGTCTTCCTATAACGTCACCTAAGTACTCTACCTCCCGCATAAGAAGTTGGGTAGCTAACTCATCATCAGTAATGGTGGCATCAGGACGTTCTACTTTTGCCTGCTGGATTAGTTGTTCTTGCAGGTCAGCCTTCTGAGCATTAAGTTCATCAACAGAATCTACTTGGCGTCCAAGATTAGGATCATAAATACTGTCGAAGATGCGACCGACAATAGCACCACCAGCAGCGTAGTACAGACCCTTTTCTAGTCTGTCTTCTACGTCCTCGCCTACACCAATACCGTAAGCACCAGCTTCTGCACCACCTGCAACAGCAGCAGAAGTAACACCTAATGCACGTAAAGAACTTACAATACCTGCACTGGTAGGCAACGCTCCTGCAACTTCACCATACAAAGCTGTTCTTGGACTGAGCTTAGAAAACTCTTCCATTTCAGCGCGTATTTCTTCTACGTCACGGCCAGTAGCAAGAGCTTCTATCTCTTCACCAAAGCCAAGAGTAAGACCTTGAGCAATAGCTCGCTTAGTGCCTCGTATATCTCTAGCCTGTCTTTCTTCTCTGCCAGCCAAGTAACGCTCAACAGGGTCTTCAGGTACTTCAAGCCTACCTAGCTCTACTTTAGCTACCTGACCCCTGTTAACTACACCTGACAAATACTGCTCAACAGGATCTACTGTAGGAGTAACATCAGGAATAGTTTTAAGCTGTCGTTCAGGAACAGATACTTCAGCAGGTACTTGTGGTTGCATAGCTTGCATCTGAGCAGCCGCTAACTGTGATTCAAGAGCAGGCTCTGATCTAGGAGGAACAGGAACAGGCTGTCTATCAGGAACAGTTACAGGAGCCAAAGCTTGTTCAGGTACACGCTGTGCATCAACAGCTACTTCAGGGAATCTACCTGATCGTCTAGGTACTTCTACCTCGTCTATTTTCCCTGCTCGCTTAGGCACTTCTACTTCAGGGAATCTACCTGATCGTCTAGGTACTTCTACTTCAGGGAATCTACCAACACGTTGAGGCACAATAATATTAGTAAGGTACTTTTCAACAGGATCTTCTTCTGGCTCTTTCTTTTTTAATACAACTTCCTTTTTTTCCGTGTCAGGTACTTCTACCTCGTCTATCTTGCCTGCTCGCTTAGGTACTTCTATTTCTTTTAAAGTTGTTTTAAGTTTTTTAGTAGGCTTTGGAATATCTTGTAGTTCATCCTCACGCAGTACATTGTACTCAACAACTACATCATTAACCGACATATTCAAGGCATCAGCAATCTGCTCTGCCGTTGCGCCAAGCTCTATAGCTTCTTCAACTTTGTTTTCTATGTGTTTAGGATCACGCACAGTTTTACCTGCATCCCAGCGATCACCTAAAACAGCACTGTTATACGAAAGCAACTCCCGCACAGATACATCAAACTTGTCAGCAACCTGCTTGGGAGTTTCTCCAGACTTTATAACGTGAGACGTTTGAGCCATTTAATTAAATCTCTTATGGAATAGATTAAAACTAAGGTATCATAGGTGCTACTTGCGAGATAACACGCTCTGCTTGAATAGTGTTTAATCTTCTAATAGCATCTTTCCTAGACAAATCTTCATTTTCCATTAAGTAAGTAATAGCAGCTTCTCTGTCTGCCGCTTCTTGCTGTTGTTCTTCTACGTTTTGTTGGCGACCTTCCTCAAGACGAAGATCATACTTCTCACCCAACAAATCAAGAGCAGTTTTGATAGCTACGTTCTTATCTACATTTGGATTCTTTTCGATTTCCTGTGCAATAAAAGAACGGAAGTCTTCATTAAGATCCTCGTCATCTTTAACCCTGTCAACAAGTTCGACTAGATCCTCACCATAGACCCACTCAGAAATACCATCTTCAGTGAGAAGATTCTCAAGCATCCTGTCTGCTTTGGCTTCAAGACGATTAGTACTTCTGTCTATCTCCAACTGTCTGCCATACTCTGTAGTAACAGCATCACGGATAGTATCAGCAGCCTTAGCAGCAGCACCGGGACTGACCGTTTGATTAGGATCTTTTGCTTTTGCTAAAACCTCTAAAGCTTCTGCAACAGCAGGGTTTTCTCTAAGCTCTTTGTTGTCAGCAAGGATTTCTTTGTACTTAGGTGTAAGAGTACCTCTATCTCTTAATTCAGAATGATCGTCACGAATTTGTCTTAGGTCTGTAGATACTTCTAACAAAGACGCTCTTTCTGCCTCAGTAACTCCACGCTGGGGGTCATCCTCTACAGAAGGTAAACGATCAATGTAGGCTGGAATATCAACAGATGACCTAGCAATAGCACCAGCTAAGTTATCAACACGTTTTGCTGATTGATCTTCCATCATTTCAATAACTTTTTCTTTACGCTCAGAGCCAAGACCTACAAACTTAGTAGGATCAGACTGCATAGAAGAAACAGCTAGGTCACTGATTTGTTGTTGCAGTGTGTCAATTCTTTGAGGATCTACTGCTCTGTCTATTTCGCCCATTAAAACAGAAATATCTTGAATACCTTTTGTTCTTGCGCTCTTTTCCAAAGCATCAGCAGCAGTGGTATACCGTTGGCGTTGCTCTGAAGATGTAGCTTGCACAGCCATCTGACGCAGTTGCTGAACACGTTGACCAATTTGAGAGGGATCACCTGTCAATATTTGTTGAAGCTGTTCTTGCTCTGCTTTCCGTGCTTTTTCTTGAGCGAACAAGGCTGGCGTTTGCCCAAGACCACGAGCAGCCTCAAACAGCCCCTGCTGATACGTAGGATTCAGTAGCCCTTGTAGTAATGCCTGTGAAAATTTAGCCATGATTTATTCCTCGCCAAACAACACTAAGTCAGCTACTTCCGGTAGCTCGCCATAGTTTACTCTTAAGTAACCATCAGATCCCTCAATAACAGCAGACGGTCTATCTTTAGCTACTTCTTGAGCTAGAACACCAAAGGCTCTTTGATTACCTGCAATCTTCTTGCCTTCTTCGTTCCAATCCCAAACGTACAGATTAATTCCTTCTACTGTTCCTACCTTTTCGATATTTTCTTTTAGTCGAACATCTGAAAAGCCCTGCAAAATACTGGTAAGAACGTTGGTAGCACCACCACCTTGTTGTGCAACTGGCGTAAACAAGCCGCTTAACAAACCAGAGCCTATCTGACCGTAAAGGTTTGCTTGTGCCTGCTCTGCCAGCAACTGAGCTTCGATGCCTGTCATCATAGTCTCACCAAACTGACCAGCACCGAACAGCTGTGCTTGCTGCTGAAGCTGCGGATAAAGCTGTGAAGCCTGCTGTACATTAAGCATCTGAGCTTGCGGCACATAAGCACCACCCAAGAACTGTTGACCCAACGCTGCCTGCTGTGCTTGCTCTTGCTGTGCCTGTGACATAGCCATCAGCATTGCTTGGTTCTGTGCTTCTGCTTGTGCTTTCTCCATAGCAAACGCTTCAGGAGTACCACCAAACATACCAGTACGTACACCAAGGCGTCCCTGTTGAGCTAACCGCTCTTCAAGTGCTAGACGCTGGCGTTGTTCTTCAGGGCTTTGTGTGGCTCTAATGCGCTGATAAATGTCTTGCTCTCGACCAGCAGTGTCCTGCATAGCCTGACCAAAGAACTGACCAGCACCACCGAACAAATTCTGTTGGAGAGCTTGCTCTTCTGGAGACAAAGCCATAGTGACTGCTGTACCGTCTTCGCCCCCTGTAACACCAAACTGACCACCTGTTGCTGATGTAACAGTAAACGGACGGAACTGTGTCATTGGCTGTATTTGTGCAGCTAGGTCAAACGCTTCTTGTTTAGCTTGAGCGCCTACACCCTGAAGTCTATCAAGAGCCTCTTTAGTAAGGAGTCCTCCAGCCAAGCCAGTTAAACCTGCGCCTAATAATCCCAAATTCATTAGAAAGTCCCCCCGTCAGCTGTAGAACTAAGTTCATAGTTTTTCATAATGTTTTACCTATCAATGCTAATACGTTAATTTCTTGGAGAGACAGAGGATCGCCTTCAATGTCAGACTCTAAACCTATGGTAATTACTGACCCACCGCCAGTAGTATTAATAGCTTTCCTAGAGGTGTTAGTTCCTCCAGTAAACTCAGTTTGTGGAAGACCATCTGTTCTAGTCCCATACTGTGAGTTAGACTCATTAAAATAAAAAGGCGTTTGATCGCCAACAGTAAACTGCTGTGTCTTAAAAGAGGTGTCAAAGTCGTATGACCAGCGCATAGATACTGTTGCGTTATTAGCCCCTACGATTGTAGGTCTTAGCTTCTTAAGTATCTTGAGTTTAGACGGATCACCAAACGTCAGTCCGGGGCTGTAGTACTTAAAACGATAAGTTGCATTAGCAATTGCACTAGCCGTAGAATCCCAGTACTGATCGTAAAAATTAGCGTACTCGCCAATGCCGCTTGATGTACCAACAAGTAGCGTACCATCTGATTTTCTTTCGTATGCTCTAAACGGAGCAGACTCCCACCGCGTTACTCTTAGCCCACCGTTTTCTAATCGTCCCTTCAAATCAAAACAATACGTTGTAGTAGAGTTAGGAAAAGTAATTAAGTAGAAAGAGTTCTCAGGGCTGTACACAGATGCCGTAGGAGTAGAACGCGCTTCAATCTCTGCAATAAATTCTGTTTTAACATTAACACTCAAGTCTGACAGAGGCATAGATTTCTCTTGTATTGTCCTGCCAAAACTTCTCAGACCTGTCTCAGATACAAACAGTACGTCCGTGCCTGTGTACTGCACAGAGTTTCTACAGATACACCCAACGCCTGCTACGGTATCTACAAGAGCCATACTAGCTGGACTAGAAGCTCCTCCGTAA